CAAGAGAATTATTAAAGTATAAGATATGAAGTACAAAGTGTTATCAGTCAGACAGCCTTATGCCAATCTTATAGTAAAAGGGTATAAGGACGTAGAGAATCGAAGCAGGCGCACGAATTATCGTGGGCTTCTGTTGATCCATGCCAGTGCTAAGATGCACGATGTTGTTCCGTTTCTGCGAAATAGCGTTACTGGCAATGTTGTTGGCAATTTTGTGAAGATACTCTCTGAGGCTCATTTGGTGGAATGTCAGCCCAATTTGAACTTTGGTGCAATAGTAGGCTGCTGCACTCTCACTGACTGCGTTCAGAACCATCCGTCCGTTTGGGCTGAGAAAGATATGTGGCATTGGGTATGTGAGAATCAGATATGGTTTAAGAAGCCAATCGTGAATGTCAAAGGTCAGCTTGGCATTTGGGATTGGGAAGGTGTTATTCCTGAATTGGAGGACAGCGTATGAATACCAGGGAACTTCGGATTGGAAACTACGTTGATGTAAAAGGGGTAGGAATAGTGAAAGTAAATGGTGTTACCCAACACAAGATAGGTTGGTGTCCGGCTCCTGGACGTGAGAGATATGCGAGAGCGAGAGAAGTAGAACCAGTAGCCTTGTCGTATGAATCACTTGAATTAATAAACAATCATGTAGATAATAAGGATTTTCTCTATGGCTATTATAAGAGTAATGGTAAATTTATAGTTTCTTTCGGTGGTGCGTTGTTATTTGTTGAATATCTACACCAGTTACTGAATATCTCTTCTGACTTCTATCATGAGGAATTGGCAGTAGATATAGCGAAATAAAAAAAGGACTCCGCCGAGTCCTTAAAAATAACCTTTTGTTAACCTTAAATCTAATACTATGAAAATATTCTGGTGCAAAGATATATATTTTTCGAGAAAAGTTGTATTTTTCACTATATAATTTTAGCGAAAAATTGTAGATTTTAGTCTCAAATCGGAAAGTTTATCGGAAAATGTAGTGTTTTATCGGAAAGTTTATCGTATCTTTGCAGCATGAATTATGTGTTCTTTGGGCTATTGATTGTCATAGGCATATACCTGAACTACTGGACGAGGCGGCACGGAAAGCCGTAATCCTCTCCACTAATCAGCTCAGCAACCGTAGAAATACGAAATCTGAAAAATTCTGTCATGTGTAGTCACACAGACTATCGGAGCGCGATTTTCATGGTGAATCTCACGCTCTGCGAATGAAAAAGAGTGGGTTTGAGAAATCGCCCACTCTTTCTTTTTGTTCCAAAATGTACCGTTTTTGTTCCGATTCTTTGAAAAAACGTTCCGAAATATGTATAAAATGTGCCACGAAATATGTAAAACGCACAAAATCAGCCCGAAATTATGCGCATTTTTCGGGTTATTTTATACGCTTCTTTATTTCATCGGCAATCGTAGAGTCCAAGTACCGGGCATAGGCCTGTTCTGTCTGCTTGATACTGGAGTGTCCTAATATCCTGCTGACAATGCCTATTGGTACTCCTGCGTTCAGGAGCATATATCCACATGAACGTCTGCCATCGTGAGAGGTCGGTGCTTTGTCAACTTTGGCGGCATCAGCAACCAGTTTCAGTTTCACGTTGTACTTCTGATTGGGTAGCTTTGGCATACAATAGTCATAGCGTTCAAGTATCGCCTTTGCCTTTGGAGTGAGTACGAAGGTGAACAGTACACCAGTCTTTGAGCGATAACCACTGAATACGGCATAGTCCTTTGCACCTTTGCATGGTGTAAAGTCATATTCCATCAGATCCACGAAAGACAAACCAGTATATACTTGAATAAGGAACAAGTCTCTTGCTTCTGATAGCGAGAGGGTAGGCATTTCCGCTTTCTCAATGGCATTGATTTCCTCAATCGTTAGGAACTTGTCTATTCTGGTACTGCCCTTGTCAATCTTGATACGCTTGGCAATATACGGATTCTCTCTCAGATAGCCATCTACCATTGCATCATTGATAAAGGCTTTGAGATTCTTGTGCATAGAGCCAATGGTAGCCTGAGAATATTTCTTCGTAACGTCCTTGTTGTATTTGTCCTTTACCTTCCAACTGAAAGCGTGAAGGTATTCATCCCAATCACGAACCTTGCGCTCATTGACATCAGAGAAGAATTTCATACCTCCCCATTCAATGAACCTGGAGTAGAACACATGGTATGCTTTCTTGGTGTAGTCAGAAACTTGCTTGCTATACATTCTTTTATATATATAGGTGTCGAAGGTCATATCTACAACATCGTTCTTCATCAGCGTGGGTATCTTGTCAATCTCGATAACACCTCTGTCAACCATATCGCCAATAATCTTCATCACCTTTGCCCGAATCTTAACGAGTATAGCGTTTAACTCTTGTGCTTCTAATGAGCGCACACACTCAGCCTTTGCATCCCATTCACCAGGGAAACACTTAATGCCAGTAGTTACATACTTTTGTTTGCGTTCAAATGTTATTCGCAGTTCAATACTGCCTTTCTTGTCACGACTTGCCCGATGCTGTCTGTCGAAAATATATTTTATTTGTGGTATCATAATTAAAACTTTAAATTAAACAAATTCCTTTTGGAACAGAACCCTTATGCCCTTGGTGGGAATCTGTTGCATCAGGTGGGCTTCTGGGTGGTAATACAGATGGTAATACTTTAGAGACTTTTGGTAATACTCGAATAATTACCAAACCGCCAAAGATGGCAAATCTATACAAAACATTACAAAAGATTCCTGAACCTTTGTATTCCCTTAAATATTTGTATTTCAGCCACTTAGATTCACAACTCGTTGATTTACAGACGCAAAAAATGGGGCATAATTGCCCCAGAAAGTAGTCGATAGGGGAATCAACGAAAGTAAGGCTATCAAACTGATAATCAGAATGATAGCAAATGCGATAATTGCTTTGGTAATTAATTGGTAATATATCGCTTTGTGCTATAATTTCGTGTAACTTGTTGTAACTCATGCCATTATAAGTATTTTATTGATGGCTGCAATTTCCCTCATCACCTGACTGGCATCATCAAGTAATGACTGATGCTTGCGATATAATTCTTCGAGGTTAGCAACAAGGCGCAACTTCTCTTCCTTGGTAAGACCATTCGCAGATATGCTATCATTTGCTATCATGTCATTGCGATTGGCTTCTACACCAGTAATTAGGTAGTCACGGCTAATACCGAACTTATCAGATACGATGTTTACGAGTTTATCAACTTCGCGGTTGCCGTTGATAATCTCTGATATAACGGATTGAGGCATATTAACCTCTTCCGCAAACTTTCTCTGTGAGTATCTGTTATCCTTTAGGATTTTTGCGATACGATTACCTACTTCCTTACTTTTCATTGCAAAAATATGTTTAATTACACCTACTAATCTTTAAAAATCGTTATAAATGCTATCAAACCTATTGCACTTCTGCGAATTTTTACATATCTTTGCAGCGTGTTACAATAAACACATAAATGCAAGAAGATAGCCTGTGCGGTATCACTATCGCACGTTGGTCTGGAAAACCGTTGCAAATATAGTGAAAATATCGCATAGTGCTATCAAATTGCAGATAAATTTAACAATAAATAAATAAATGAAAAGTAAACATGAAAGTATCAAAGATTACAAAAGAAATGATTCTCGCAATCGCCCCTGGGGAGACTGAGACATTTGTCTGTGATACTCCTATTGCTGCCAGTAACGGTCAGCGACTTATCTTTAGCTATGTTAAGCCGCTATTCCTTCCAACTGGTGTGCGTGATTACAAGACAAACCGTGAGGCGAATGTTTTGAAGGTTGAAGCTGTCAGGGCTTAATTTAAAATGAAGTAGGTATGGATCAAGGTTTAATTCAGTTCGGAGATAGTCAGCAGACTATGAGTAGCCTCGAAGTTGCGAGAGTTACTGGCAAACGTCATAAGGACGTTCTGTATTCCATCCGTAAAATGGAAAAGGCGTGGAAGAAAGTTACTGGGCGGACTTTTGGGCTTAGTAGCTATACTGACAAGTCTGGTCGTACACTTCCTTGCTATAACCTTAGTAAAAGCGAGACTTTGTTTGTCGCAACCAAGTATTGTGATGAAGCAAGAGCCAAACTTGTTGTCCGTTGGGAGCAGTTAGAGACTGAGAAAATGGCCCAGCAGCAGAAAAGCAATGTTCCTATGCCAAAGACTGGCGCAGAAATGTTGTTGATGTGTGCGCAACAGTTGGTAGAGCAGGAACGTCGAGTAAAAGCTATTGAAAGTAAAGTTGACGAAACCGAACATCGAATCGCCGAAATTGAGAGACGTACCGTAACTCAATTACCATACACTACTATCGTTGGCTACGCTAACCGATTTGGAATCAGAGTTCCATTGGAACGTGCATCGGTACTTGGTAGAGTTGCTACCAATAAGTGCAAGCAATACGGCTTTGAAATGGGTCGTGTTGAAGATCCTCGCTTTGGAATGGTTAAGACCTATCCTGATGGTGTACTATTAGAAGTGTTTACACAATACTACCCTAATGTGAAGTTTCAGTAAACTACATAACTTTACTAACCTATGATGACGGATAGAGAAATTGATTTGCTGGCTCAACGCATTTGCTTCTATGCAAAGAATGACGATGAACTACTGAAAAAGGTAGCTAAGTTCGTGAAGCAAGCCGAGAAGCCTGAGAACAAGCTGATTTCGTTGCAGGAAGCAGCAGAGCGACTTGGTATCTCCAAGTGGCAACTCTATCGTATCAAGGATGACGCAAGTGGTAAGCCTCAGTTCTCCTATGTAAAGACTGGAGAATCTCAGTCGTCGCCTATCAAGTTCAATGCAGCGACACTTCAAGAGGAATATCAGCGTTACATTGCGTCTAAAAAGAACAAGATTGTTAAGCTCGAAGCTATGAAAGTGGCAGCAGGGCTTTAGCAATATCCTGCAAATAGCGTTTGCAGCAGCATGGGTAGCCATGCACGACATTGGGGTACGTGTACCCTACCAAGGAACTACAAGAGGAAGAAGGACTTGCCTACGTTCCAATGATGCAGCCCATGCGTCAAGCGAAAACTGACGGAAATCCTATGAAGTGAATAGCTAAAATGGGTTGGTGTGGTTGATTAAAAGTTGCACATCTAAAGTGGAGAGTACAGAGACTCGAAGCATAAAAACGTAATGAAAGGCTAATATGGTTGAATGAACATTGACTATTTAATAGTTGTAACTATAAAGCCTGCACCCTATTAAGTTAAGGTGCGGGTTCAACTGGAGAGTTGGCTGAGTGGTCGAAAGCACCTCACTGCTAACGAGGCATACGGCAACGTATCGGGAGTTCGAATCTCTCACTCTCCGCTTGTGTCTAATCTATATTCATTAGGTGTCAATATAAATGTTCGTGAGAACAAGATTGATGAATTGGTAAATTACAATAATTGAAAAAATTAATGCAACCATCTGGCTTGTGAAAGTCGGATGGCTTTTGATAAGTCTTTTCTTGTATGCCATATTCAAGATAGGGCGTTTTGGAATAGCAGCCAGTTCGCCCACTATTTATCACTCAAACATCATTTATTCCTCTAAGCCTGAGAAGGTCAAATCAATTTTGTAAATAATTCATAGATTATGACGTAATGTTATACGGATTCCACCTTGCTTGTGAAAGTCAGGTGGTTTTTATTGAAATCAATCATACTAAATATAGAATCTGTGTTCCATAACAGTTCGATCGTTGGTGGCCTGTATATGTCCGCTATCAGGTACTCACGGCAAATCCCTTCCCGGATTTCTGAATCTTTCTATAAGACCTTGTTTTCCCCAAGTGCCCGTGTTCGGCAAGGTCGAGTAGCTTGTCTGCATCTTTTCCGGGTTGCTTCCATTTTGTCGCAGGGGTATTGGGTATCGGCATATTGAGGAACAGAGCCGCCAACACCTAAAGCGGAATATCATTAGTTTGGTGTTCCGCTACTTTCTGAAAATCTTTGTAGGCTGAATAAATCATTGCTGTTAAGATAGCCCCAGGCAATACGGCTTGGGGCTTTGGTTAGAAACTTTGTTGTAATTCATGCGATATAATTTGAATTTGTTTTAGTAGATAAGCAGTTTGTTTGCCTCGTTGCCTGAGATAGGTAGCGAGGTTTTTTATTCAGAGAATAACAACACTAAATATATGGGATATAAAGACCAACTGAATGACTGGCTTAACAAGCATCCTAATGCTACTGCCAAAGAAGCCATAGAAGCAGGCTACGTGATATGTACGATGAATTGGTGTCAACAAAAGAAATAATATATAGATATGCAAAAAACGTATGTAGGAATTGACCCAGGGCAAATCGGTTTTATTACTGCCCTATTCCCTGACGGTCACAAAGAATTTTATTCAATTGATGAACACGATGACCTCGATTTAGGACGTATTTTCAAGGATATTAAGAAACGTTCTTGGGAGGTGGTGGCTTGCATGGAGCAGATTCATGCTATCTTTGGAGCCAGTGCAGGCTCTACTTTTTCCTTTGGAGAAATCTTTGGTACTCTCAAAGGTTTGTTGATTGCAAATGAGATTCCTTATCACCTCGTAGCACCCAAGGACTGGCAAAAAGAGATTTGGGTTCATCAAGACGAGATTACTACGACAAAGTATAGGACTCAGACCGACAAGTCAACTGGAGTGAAATACAAGAAAGACTACAAGGCTGTTGATCCAAAGCCAACATCTTTCAATGCTGCACGTCGATTGTTTCCAAATGTTGATTTGAGAAAGAATGAACGTTGCCATAAGCTCGATGATAATAAGTGTGATTCACTCCTTATAGCTGAATACGCAAGACGAAAGAACTTATAATATAGGTATGGAAAAGATTAAAATTGTACTTGAAAAAGAGGGTGCAAAGATTCCTGTTCGTGCGCATGATGGTGATGCCGCATACGACCTTTACACTCCTGAGG